AAAACATTATTTTTTTACTTATTTGCCTGTGCTGGGCTTTTCAGCTCGGCAGCCTTGGCCGACATAGAAACAGACAGAAATGCTGGCGCGTGCGCCGCTTTTTTTACCTACACTGAAAACCCAAAGGGCAGGGTAGCAGCACTCAAAATGGCCGACAAAATGGAGCGCGCAATTCAATTTGCACAAACGGAAATCAATCAAACTGTGCGCATGATGAAAGAGAAAAAATTAGACCAGAGCGACTGGCAAACTATAATTTTTTCCGGCAACAGTGCGTGTAGAAAAATTGGCATCAGGCCGGGCGATTTCAAATAAATACAGCAAAAAACACAGCCCGCTTTGGCGGGTTTTTTACGCCCGTAGAAATTGCAAATACTAAGGAAAACCCTATTAGGGTTTTTATTTTTTAAAACTTTAGCTTTTTGCTTTACAGGCATTTAGCTTTTTGCTAAATTCTCTACATCGGCAAGGATGCCGAAAGGAGAACCCCAAATGGAGCAGCAAAATCAGCAAGTGCACCCGCTCTTGCGCGAAGTTTTAAACAAGTGCCTCCAAGCCTCGGCTGAAGTCGCACAGCAAGCAAAGCAGCACAACCCTCCGGTTTTGCAGGAGGGTTCGAAATGAAACAGTCCTCTTACACCGGCCAAAACTGGTTTGGGTCGCAGTCGACGCTTTCAACCGGCACCCTTCCATTGCGCAAGCGCGCAGCAGGTTCGTGGTTTGAACCTAAAGGACTCTACGCGCCCAATAGCGCAAAGATTCCGGCAGCAGCATGGATCTACGCCGCGCTGTTTATTTCAATCGCTTTGGGCGTGCTGTTCGTTGGCGCAAAGGCGGGTCTGTGAATAACCTCTGTCGCGTCAGTATCGAAGAAGCGTTAAACGACATCCCTGCCGGAAAGTATCAACGCGCAATTGCTGAAAAGACACAAGAGCTGTTAGAGGGTCGCTTTAACCCATTGAGCGATGACAGCTTTGTGAATTTTGTTACTTCAGACCTGTCGCCAATAGAAACAAAATTTTGGCTGATGATTCGCAACGAAATTAACAAACACAACTATGACTTGGTGGGTCGCATGGTTGAGAGAATTGAGCGAATTGTTGAAGCTAATACGGACGTTGCCATCTGTAGAGTTTACGACTATCGAATTAATGGGTCAGGCGAAAAGCGTGCCCGACTGATCGCCGCTCCGCCCGAATTGCTTGAAGCGTTAAAAACCTTTTTTCAAAATGATGGCGGAGCGGGAAGCAAGTGCTTTAACTCTTCTAGATTATATGAGGCCGAGCAAGCACACGCAATAGCCGACGCAATGCTTAAAGCGAGGTCGGAATGAATCACCAACTCTGTCGCGTCAGCATCGAAGAAGCGTTAAACGACATCCCTGCCGGAAAGTATCAACGCGCGATTAACGCAAAGACACAAGAGCTGCTTGAGGGTCGCTTTGATCCGATGAGCAACGATAACTTTTCGTGCTTTTTTAGCGCTGACCTGTCGCATCAGCAAATGCACTTTTTGTTACTTGTGCGCGACGAGCTGCGCAAGGGCGCGTATGACTTAGCCGGTCGGATGCTTGAGCGAGCCGTGGTTGATTTTTACGAAGGTTTAGCTAAGCAAGAAGCAACAGATCAAATTGATAACGCCGACTGCCGCCAGTGTTACGACACCGGCTGCGCGTCGTGCTTTGAACCGGAGGTGGAATAAATGAACGCAATTACCCAGAAAGAAAACACCGCGCTCGCAGTCAGCGAAGCGGAGTTAATGACGGTGCTTCGCAATAGTCTGTATCCAGGCGCCGCCGATGAATCAATCAAGATGGTGCTTGGCTACTGCAAGGCGTCAGGCTTTGACCCGATGCAAAAGCCTGTTCACATCGTGCCGATGTGGGATAGCAAGTCAGGCACCACGCGCGACGTAATTATGCCTGGCGTCAACTTGTACCGCACCGTCGCCGCACGTTCGGGTTGCGCTGGTGTGTCTGAGCCGGAGTTTGGTAACGACAAAACAGAAAACCTTGGCGGGGTGGAGATCACATACCCGTTGTGGTGCAGGGTGACAGTTAAACGCCGCCTTGAAACTGGTGAGATCGTTGAGTTCACCGCTAAAGAGCTGTGGAAAGAAAATTACGCGCAAAAGGGCGGCAAAGAACGCAGCGTGGCGCCTAACGCGATGTGGCTACGTCGCCCTTACGCACAAATTGCCAAATGCGCCGAGGCTCAGGCTTTACGCAAAGCATTTCCTGAAGTTGGCGCACAACCGACCGCCGACGAAATGGAAGGCAAGTCGCTCGAAACCAACGTGATCGACGCAAGCACTGGCGAGGTTCAAACAACCAAGCAACCAGCTCGCGCAGAGATTGCAATTTGCTCGGATGAAAAGTTTGAGCAGAACCGCGCAGCTTGGCGCGAGATCGTCAAGTCCGGCAAGAAAACAACGAAAGAACTCATTTCTTTCTTGTCGTCAAAAACCGTTTTTAACGAAGATCAACTTGTCGAAATCGACAGTTGGAACCACGAGGACTAATCATCATGGAACGCATCATTCACAATCTTCAGCAAGGCTCGCCTGAATGGGACGCCTTCCGTCTTGAGCACGAAGGCTCTTCCGAAGCCGCAGCGATGCTTGGGAAGTCGCCGTACACGACACGCACCGAACTGTTAACCGTTAAAAAACTGGGCATTGCCAAAGAGTTTTCCGACTTTGTGCAATCCCGCGTGCTAGACAAAGGCCATGCGATCGAAGCGCTTGCGCGACCAATCGTTGAGGCTCGCATCGGTGAAGAGTTGTACCCGATCACTGTTTCTCGCGGCAAGCTCTCGGCATCGTGCGATGGCCTGACGATGGATGACTCGACAGGCTTTGAGTGCAAACAGTACAGCAAAGAGCTGTTTGAATCTGTTTGTAATGGCATTGTGCCTGAGCATCACTTGCCACAGGTGCAGCAGTGCCTATACGTCACTGGTGCCAACAAGTGGATTTTTACGGTTAGCGATGGCACAGAAGAAAACACGCGCACCGTAGACGTTTATCCTGACCCCAAATACATCGACAAGATTCTGAAAGGTTGGGCGCAATTCGAGAAAGACCTGGCCGACTTTGTGCCGGTTACTTATGCCGAGAAACCCAAGGCCGAGCCAGTTAAAGCCCTGCCAGCGCTTTCAATTGCGATCAAGGGCGAAGTGTCACTCTCGAATCTTCCCGCGTTTAAGGAGGCCGCTGAAGCATACGTTGCGGCAATTAAGACCGACCTTGAGACCGATCAAGATTTTGCGGACGCCGTAGTAAGTGTCAAATTTTTGGACGAAGCCGAAAAGACGCTTGAGCACGCCAAGAAAAACGCGCTTGGCCAGACCGCCAGCATCGACGAGTTAATGCGCACGATCGACCAAATTAAAGAGGCAATGCGCGCCAAACGCTTGACCTTAGATAAGTTGGTCAAAACGGAAAAGGATCGCATCAAAACGAGCGAGATTGCTCAAAGGGTATCGGCACTCGCAGAGTACCTGGGCGCCATCAATCGTGAAGTTTCTCCGGTAGTTGTATCTGTGCCAGCGAATTTTGCAGGGGCCATTAAGGGCTTGAGCACCATTAAGAGCTTGCATGACAAACTAGACACAGAGTTATCACGCTGCAAGATCGAAGCCGACTCAATCGCGGCGACTGTTCGCAAAAACCTAGCGCTACTTCACAAAGAAGCGCCATTACAAAAGGCTTTGTTTGCGGATCTGGCCACGCTTGCGTTGCAAAGTTATGAGACGTTTTCGGCGATTGTTGAAAACCGTCTGGCCGCTGAAGCAGCTCGGATTGCCAAGATTGAAGCCGAGGCCAAAGCGCTGATAGAGGCGAAGCTGCTTGCAGAGTCTCGCACCAAAGCCGAGGCTGAAGCGATATTGCAAGCAATGACGCAAGCCGAGGCCGAAGCTCAGGCCGATCCAGTTGAGCCGACCATTGTGCTGACGCCTAAGACTGTTTCGGTGCCTCTTGCGCCCACAGTCACCGATAAATACGCAGGCAAGAAAACCCCAACGTTGCGCGAGTTGGCAAGCGCGATTGCGTTTAAGTATGCCGTGGATGCACGCACGGCAACGGCTTGGATTATCAATGCAGTTAATCATTATCAAAACCAAAGCGAGGCAGCATAAATGGCATCGGTCAACAAAGTAATTTTATTGGGCAACCTCGGGCGCGATCCCGAGGTGCGTTACAGCGCCGACGGTGCTGCAGTCTGCAACATCGCAGTGGCCACAACATCAAACTGGAAAGACAAAAACTCCGGCGAGCGCCGCGAGGAAACCGAGTGGCATCGCATTGTGTTCTACAACCGCCTAGCCGAGATCGCTGGTGAGTACCTAAAGAAAGGAAAGCCTGTTTATGTCGAGGGTCGCTTAAAGACTCGCAAGTGGCAGAACAAGGAAGGTGTCGATCAGTACACGACTGAAGTTGTTGCGGACTCAATGCAGTTGCTTGGTGGGCGCGATGACGATTCACCAAGGCAGCAAGCGCCAGCCCCGCAGCAGCGTCAGGCACCGGCTCCGCAGCGTCAGCCAGCAGCGAGTATGGATGATATGTCAGACGATATTCCGTTTTAATTTTTACCCTGAGCAGAACGAGACGAGACAAGACTGGACAGCGCACAACACAGCAATGCAAGGGCAGTACATAGCGGCAAGCCTTAACGGGCTTTCCGGTGTGTAAAGCACCATACGGCAGGACGAGTCAGGACGAGTCAGACCGAGGCAAAACAACGCAAGATTTTTTAACCAAGGAAAAGAAAATGAAAACAGCAATCGTAACGATCAAAGGCGTATCGCCTTACTCACAAAGCAAGCATTACACGACAGACAAATTGCCAAAAGAAATTCCAAGGGATTATGAGGCGCGTACTTGGCGTGATCGACTTCACGCGCTTGATGATGGGTCAATCTTTATCCCCCCTATGAGCTTTAAAAACTGCCTAAGCGAAGCCGCAAAGTTTCTGAGTATTCAGATACCGGGCAAAGGTAAAAGCACCTACACCAAGCATATCGAGGCTGGCGTGCTCGTCACCGACCCATTAGTGCTCGGCATCAAAAAAGACGATGTCTCAGGCGAGTGGCTATTTGTCCCGTCTGATGGTATTCGCGGCTCAGGTAAGCGAGTAGATAAATGTTTCCCCGTCATCCACCAGTGGGGCGGTGACGTGACGTTTTACATACTGGATGAAACCGTGACAGAGGATGTGTTTAAAAACATTCTTGA